TTGATATAGAGCTGCATAATGGCGTTCTTACGATAAAGGGTATCGTGGGAGAATCAGATTCTGCTATAAACTTTGTTTATAAAGGGATAGCAGCTAGAAGTTTTGAACGTAGGTTTACACTTGCCGATACGGTGCAGGTTGATACAGTATCACTTGATCGGGGCATGTTAACTGTTAAATTGGTTGATATCATACCAGATGAAAAGAAACCAAGGAAAATTTCAATAGGAAAGCCTACTGAAAAACAATTACTTACTGAATAATTAAAGGGAGCCAATTGGCTCCCTTTTTAATTTGCACCACCCGGTAAACTTGTCGGATTTTCACCATTACCTGCCATTACTACAACTGATGAGCCACCAGTGCTTGTGCTTACATTACTTGCATCTACCGGTGCGATTGTAACTGGCGCGTTATTTACATAGGTTATTACTACATTTGTACCAGCGCCGGATGTTGCAAGCTCTAGATCGCCTGGGCTTATCGATGGTAGAGTTCTTATACTTATATCTGGTACGCCACTAGGAATTGGTAGCCTTATTGGATTTTCAATGAGACCTGAAAACTCTGTTTGATTTGATGGATTATCAGCAATGCCATTTACATCCTGGTCTAAATATTCTATTCTGGAAAATATAGCATCCCTTGTGGCTTCTGATCTTGCTCCTGGCTGTTCAACCATAGAACCACGGCCACTATATATATCTTGCCCTCCCAACATAGATGGGGATACCGAGTCTATTATATCTTTAAATCTATCAAGATTTTCCATCATATTATTGTTATCTTGTTGAGAAAATATGTAATCCATTGCCATATGTCTTATAGCATCAGATATTTCTTCTTGGCCCTCGTATCCGCGACCTTGTAGAAAGGTTACAAGCTCGTTGACACCTGTCATATCACCTTCTAGTATTCTTTTTATTCTATCACCTGTCTGTAATGCATTTATACCTTCATCAGGCTCTAATGCCTGGGCACCCAATCTTTCGCGCGCGAGCCTGGCATTTTCTTCCGCTATTATTCTTTGTTCTTCTGGTAGTCCAGCGAGTTGTGCATTGCGCGCGTCTTCAGCGATTGCTTGTCCCAATGTGGCAGCACCTTCTGGTGTTAGAGGCTCAGTAGGGTCTTGTTCTAATACACTTTTTACTTTAGCGTCAAGTTCTTCAGCAAATTCGTCGCGCCTACCTTTCAGCCAATTATTTACAAGAAGTACTGTGCCTGCTAAAGCAATTCCGGTCAGTGCTGCTAAACCTAACGGTCCTAGTAACACTGGCAACAGCATTCTTCCTGCTAAACCCAGCAGCGAAGGAGCAAACAAAGCAACTGCCCCTCCTATTGCAGCTAATATACCTTGAGTAGCTTCGCCAGCAGAAAAATCGTAACCCAATATGGGTACAGTTTCGTCTTCTGGTATTCCTAAGAAATTCAACAGGTTTTCAGAATAAGATGATAAGAAGCCTGCTGCAGCACCTACTACAGCACCTCTTCTTCCCGCCACTGCAAAACCCAGAGCAGCACCAAAAGCGGTTTGACCTGCTCTGTCTGCGACTCCTTCTGCAAAATCATCTTCAAAGTCAAAGTTCTTGAGTGCTGTTTCTGTAAATTCCTTTGTAAAATCTACTATATAAGGTAACAGTAAGCCTACAGCCCCAGCCCTCAATAGCCCTCGTCCTAGCATTTTTGGTCCTAATGCTCTGCCCAGGAATGTGCCTACACCAGCGCCCAACCCAACTAAAGAAGGTAAAAAGCCACCACTATCGCTACCAGGTGGGGTACCTGATCCAGGTGGGGTACCTGATCCAGGCGGGGTACCTGATCCAGGCGGTGTACCCCTACTTTGATCTACTCTAGCAAGTTGCCTAGCTCTCTCTTCATTTATAATTCTGGCCTTTTCGAGATTAAGTGTTTCCTGAAGGATTGCAGTCTGATCTAGCACCGCGGCATTTACACTTTCTAGCACCATTGTAAACCTATCAACTCTGTTATTCAGTGCTTTTATTGAATTAGTTCCAGTATTACGAGTAAGCTGACCTTCAGCTTGTAGCCGGTCTACTATTTTTTTGCCGTTTTCGTCATCCATTTTTCTTTGATCTTTCTTCCATTTTCTTTATATGTTCTACTAACATTGCAAAATAGATATCTCGTTCGTATGGTATTAGATTTTCAATTTCAGATATTTGGTATTTGTGGTGCTGAGCCAACGAAAAAATAAGTTGGTAGTAGTTAGATAAATTTATGTGGCTCAGCACTAGATAAAAAAACTTTCCATTCCTTCAATTACAAATGTCTTATCATTGCCCTTACTATTTGTATATTTGATCTCATGTCTTAATTTTGGCATTGTATCAAAAAATACTTTTAATTTCTTAATGACATCGGATTCTAGATTATCAAGAAAATCATTAATTTCTTCTTCGTTAAAGTCAGAAAAATTATATACCTCATCTTGTGATACTAATCTATCCATGCAGTCTACCATAATTTTAAAGTTTGTTTCTGTATCTTTGGCACCCTTTTTTAACATATGCATGAATTCGTTAATTGTAGGGTATCTCATATATAGAATATATGATTCATTAATTCTAAGTTCCTTGCTATGTTTATCATTCGCTGTTACTTTAATCTCGGAAAGATCAAGTTCCAATTCTACCGCTTCATCAGTCTCAGGATCTTTAACTGAAAATTTTACATTGTTATCAACTGATTTTGATCTTAGTGTCAGCAATACATATTCAAGATCAAACATTGCTAAATCTTCTACACTTTTGTTTATAAGACAGTTATTTACAATCTGTGTTACTGCAAGTATTGCTTGTTCCAGTTCTTTTGATTCTTGCGCAATTAGCAATATTTTTTCTTCTTTTACTGAAAATGGTGTATATCGAATTGTTTCACCAGTTGACGGTAAAATTAATTCAAAGATAGGTTTTTCTATTTTAGGTAGAGCCATAATTTAAGTTCCTTTTCATTTTAAAAAATTGATTTAATAGTATTTATTGCATTACGTATAGAGCCAAGAGCGGTAAATGCCGAACTTGCAACTGATGTAAATGAGTCAACTGCTTGTTGAATCCTACCACCTGCTACTATTGATTTCTGCAGACCCAAATACCCACGTGATATATCAGATTGCACTTCACCCGTTCTAGTTGCTTCAAACTTTATTTCATTATATGAGAAGTTAACTGGCAATGTAGCAATCTGGTCATTTGCATCCCACGAAAGATTTAGCGCTCCAATCTGAGATGGATATATACCTTCTAGTACTACTGTATATAACGTCCCTGATGTTCCGTAATAATTTATCTGCATTGTCATTTCATAATCGTCGCGATAATTAATTTCGTGTGGGAAGTGCTCAGCATCTCTAGCATTTGCAGCAAATAGACCCCGTGATGTATCAAAATTAATAATGTTCTGCATCCAAAGATGAAAAAACGAAAGAATTTCATGATTACTATCAAGTATAAAAATACAGTTTAATGGGTCTGTGGTATAGCTTATAGGAAATGATTGAGGTAAGCCAATTCCCTGTGGTTTATTTTCTAATAAATTAAAATTAATCCCAGGTATCTGTACTGTTTGGCAAAAAAACACTAGATCACCAGCAGGTACTACAACACCATCAATGCTACCAGTAAGCACTACTTGGAATAAGTTTGTTTTTGCTGGGCCACCATATTTGTCTAATTTGCTTTTAAATTCGTTTATATTAAAGGCCATTTATTTTTTACCCCGTACGGTTTTTCTGGAATCAGCCCATACCTGTGTCTTCGTCGCACCTTCAAATTTTGCGCTAGGAAGAAACAATGCTATATCCCACTCTGTAGGCGCAATATACATCATCCTGCTTCTTACTTGTTTTGTAAGATAGTGCTTTATAGTAGGTGCGAACTCTCGATATTTTGCAACACCAGCAAGTGTTCTATATGAAATATTCAATTTTGTAGATTCATCATATCGGTCATTGGAAGCAACATCATATAATGCATCCATTAGTTTTGCCCTTAATGGCATTGGTAGATAGTGAAAATTGATACCTAGAAACCCGCCTTTTGCTTTATTAATAGGAAAAATAAGAGGAAACCTATCATAATATGGCAATGTTGCTTTATGCTTTGGATCATATATAAAATGGTACATGTGACCTATTCTAAATCTACTTTCTAATCGGTCCGTTGACTGTTTTAATAGATCAGTTTCGTTTACAGTACGTGTTTGCTTTGCCTGATTACGATACCATTCTCTTGCTGATTGTGTTCTTGCAGGTACTTGTCCAGCGCGGATACCCTTTAAAAGTAAATCATCAAATATGCGTGCGACCATTATTTAATTCCCAATTCTCGTTCTGTGAATATTGCCCATGTCCATCCTCGTTCTACGCAGAATTTTTTTGCTGCAGCCCATTTTGCGTCGTTAACGCCATATGTCTTTACTTCGTTTATATATCGTCTTGATACTCTGCCAGTTTTGGTTGCATTCTTTTTGGATATGTCAGGCACTAGTGTTTGTTTATGTGGCTTTATTTCAATCATAATAGTTTCTTCTGTGCAATTTGGTAGTTTTTTTCTTAATACTACATCTGGAAAATATCTATGCATCCTGCCATCTATAGGTGACATGTACGGGACAATTACTTCCTCACTTTGCCACCAAATTACATCAGGGTGTTCATCAATATACCGAAAAAATTTAAATTCCCACAATGATCTATAAGTAATCTTTGTTGGATCACCCTTATACTTGCTAGGATTTTTAGGTCTGAATTTACCTCGATACGCCATTGTCAACCTTCAATTCTTTTCATATATATTTATAATAAAAATCAGTATAAATAGAACTAATAATAACAAAGGCGAGTATGCAATGGCTTTTACATTACCAGACACAATTATCAGTAGAGGTAGGCAAAGACAGCAATCTACTGGCATCCTGCAGTTCCCAAGTAATCTTGGAGTTCATGGGATGTTAATGATCTTTAAAGATTATAGCTATGCCAATCAACAATCTGGTCTTCTTGAAAGTATACCACAGACTAATATAAAAAATGCAATTATGCTTCCTTTACCAGCAAATATCACAGATTCATATAATATAAGAGTTCAGGGATTTGAACAGGGCATTTCAGGTGCTGCTATATCTGATGTAGCTAGTAATCTTACTGGATCGGACTCGTTGTTAGGTGGTATCAGTCAAGCCCAACAAGCAATAATGAATAAATTGCCTTCGGGCAGTGATGCCGCCGGAGCATTAGGTGACATATTAAAATCAATTGCTGGTAATAGCAGTAATAATGTGCAATTAAATGGAATAGCATCAGCTGCTGCATTCTTAGCCAGAAGAACTTTGGATAGATTCGGTGGTGCTAGAAATATTGATGTCGGCGTAGGAACTACCGTAAATCCTAAATCAGCCTTGTTTTTTGAAGGTGTCAATCTTAAACAGCATTCATTTGAATGGACCCTAGCACCATCAAATAAACTAGAAAGTGATATCATAAAAGATATTGAACAAACAATAAAAGTAAACTCGTTGCCTGCATACACGCAAGTAGGCTCAATATCAAGAGCTCTACTAAGTTATCCATCTATGGTTGACATATATTTCTTTGGTATTGATTCAGATTACTTTATACGATTTAAAACATGTATGGTGCAAAGTGCAACATTTAACTATACCCCACAAGGCTTGGCAGTAATGAAGGGCGGTAAACCTGCAGCAGTATCTCTGAGTCTGCAGCTTATGGAAACAGATATACACACAGCAGAAGATTATAATGGCGGTGTATCCAATCAAGCAATAGACTTGCCACCCGAACCGGCGGGACCTGGTGGCAATGGAGGAGTTTAATAATGTCAACGTATTTTTCAAAATTTCCTTTAATTAAATATCAGGAAGTCTTTGTTACTGATATAACCCGAAGAACAAATTTCATTGAAAGAAATCTTTCAGACCCTTATGTGTTTCTTCCTTATACAGTAAATGAAGGTGAAAAGCCAGAGGATATAGCATTACTTTATTATGGGTCAGTAGATTACACTTGGCTTGTTTTACTTGCTAATGGTGTTAATGATCCTTATAGTGAATGGTACATGTCACAAGAAGAATTTAATAGATATTTAATAGATAAATATAAAGATATGTCAGGTGAGCAAGGCTCAAAAGTTATTGATTGGTTACGCGACGAAACCAATGACAATAATATAGTATATTATTATACTGAAACTGTCGAAAATATTACAACTGATGATATATTAAAACTAGACTCAGAAGAACAGGGGAATACATAAATGTCCTTGATAAAAATAACACCTGAAACATTTGCAACAGAATATCAAAGAGATGAAAACGGCACTATTCTGCTTGATGCTGATGGAAACCCAATATACGATGATCGCTTGGTTCTATCAGACTTTAAACCATATAGACTGTATGACTTTGAAAACCAACAAAATGAAAATCGTAAGGAAATACTTTTAGTCGATCGTGACTATTTAAATCAGATAACAAAAGAATTTGAACAGTTGATTAGAGATCTTGATGTCTGATACCAAGCAAAATAAAATTGATACTCTATC